TATATTGCTCCTAGTTCTTTGAGTACTTCGGTTGATTTTTTATTTATGTCTTTTGTCTTTGGCATTGTCTCGGAGTTGTATGCCTTACCCAATGTCGCTGACGCTTCATATGCTGCTTCAACGTGGGCACGTGTTGTGCCTGCTGGTTGAATTCCTTGGCTTCTTGCATCTCGATAAGCCTGCAATTCAGAGTTCCACTTCTTGTCAGAAATGTCTCTGGTGGCATCGCCTGTACCTAGTTCAAGAGTTCCTATCTTACAACCAAAGCAACCTTCTACGTACTCAGGATGCTTCTGTCTCTGATGTATATTCATTGTGTCCCCTACTGTGCTGTGAAGTTTGCCTCTGTAACTCCGACTCCACCAGCAATTAACCCAGCCTTGGCTGCGTCATCTACTGTGTATTCGTAACCACCACGATAAACAACATCGTAGCTAGTTAGGTCAGAGTCTACTGCGTACTGAAGAGTTGAGTAGGTAGCGCCAGACTTAACGACAGTTACACCTTTGCGAAGTTTGGCAAAGTAGAATAGTCGGTGTTTACCTGACGGACCTTCAAGTACATACCAGACTTAACGACAGTTACACCTTTGCGAAGTTTGGCAAAGTAGAATAGTCGGTGTTTACCTGACGGACCTTCAAGTACATATGGTGTCTTGAATGTATAGTTTGCCATTGTTCTCCTTAATGAACTTACTCCAGTACAGGGATATTTCTACCCCTGTACCAGCGTCAATCAACTAAGCGATTGATGAACCTGATTCGATTCGGTATAGTGCTTCTTCGCGGTAGCGAGCAAAGCCTAGTACGCCGTACCAACCCATTGGGCGGTGACGCATCAAGCGGTCGACAACTGGTCCGATGACTACATGTGGCTCTTCAGCAACTGCTTCTGCAAGCGCTTGCTGTCCACAAATAATTGTGCGGTAGTTGCGTGCAGATGCTGCACCGTCTGTTGCGTTGTAGAGACGTGCTGACTCTACGAAGTATGCACCTTCGTATGTACCGATTTCTCCTGCCCAGATGCGGTCCTGTGCGGAGCCGTACTGATTTGGAAGGAGCCATCCTGCTGAACCTGTCTCAGCACGAAGGTCGTGTGAAACTTCTGGGTGGATACCAGCCCAGTAGAGTGAGCCCTTACGAGCTACAGACTTAGCTGCACGAAGCTTAGCAACGGCCTTGCGGACGTTAGCTGAAGAAAGTGTAGCAGCTGCTGTGATTGTTGCTGTTGATGTTGCAGTTGAACCTGCGTAGATGACGTTAGTGCCACCACGAAGAGTTGTCATTGCAACTGAATCAATTGAATCAGCAAGGTTGAATGCGATGATGTTAGCGATTGCTGGGTCTACATCAGCTAGGCTGAAGAGTTCCAACGCACGTGTCACAAGAACAGAGTTACCATACTCGTTAAGAGTAATGGTTACAGATGTTGGTGTAGACATTGCTACTGCATCTGGGTCTGTTGTTTCTGTGAGTGCAGTTGTTGCTGCCGAAAGGTCAACGTAGCGCTGAAGCACTACTGTTGAGCCTGGTGTTGATTGGTTGGTAGGACGCTTGTCTGCGACTGAACGAATGAGTGGCTCTGAGCGGAGTGCGAACTCCAAGAGACGGTCATAAGCCTTCTGTACGAGACCTGCACTACCAGCGGTACCTCCGAGGTTATCGGATGCTGTTGATACAAATGCCATTTAGGTTATTTCCTTTTGTAGTTAGAAACTATGATTTGGTTTGTGAACCGTAAATCATGTTGATAATCTCTTCTGCAGATTGTGCATTGTCGATTCTCATTGACATGTCTTCGGCTCTGTCAGGTGTTATTGCACCCTGAGTGAGGATGTCTTGCTGACGTAATGCAGCTCTGTCCATCTCACTTGCTAGAGGTGCTTCCTTGGTAGTTTCAATTCCAAACAAGTCCGCGTTATCGTCAAGCCAGGTATTAACTGACTCTTCACTAACATCGTCCAAATCCTTAAGAATTAAACGTACTGCCTTTGGATTCACACCCTTCTTTTCTAGGACTTCTTTAACGGTTCTCTCACGCTGCCCTTTGGATAATACCTCAAGTTGCTCAGTAAGTTCCTTAATACGCTTCTCATCAGAACGCTTTGCCTTCCGCAACTGCTTTAGCAGATTGCTTCCGTCGCCGTCCTGTGTCGGTGTATCGAGGTCATCGTCTTCTTCATCCCAGTAATTGTTGCTCATAGCAACCACCCTTCTCTCTTTGTTTGTAGTTCGCAGGCCACAACACATACTCGGGGAAGTATGCTGGCTCCTACTCTCGGTCTTTTACGCTATACGGGGCCGATAGGTCCGTCTAGGAATTTAGATTTGTCCTGCTGCTTTTCCGTCAGATAATCCACCACGGGCTAACCCTGATGAACCACTGAATGAAGCAACTTCTCTAGCTGTTAATCTCTGGCGCTTGCGCTGAGCTGATGCTAGTTGGTTGAATACTTCTTGCTCAGCAGTTGACTGGTCATACGAATCAAGTGTTGCTCCGTAGATTTCGCTAAGCTTTGTAGCAGTAGGAAGGATGTCAGCAATGGTTGCGTAACCCTTCTGTGCTTCAGCTTGTGAAACACCCTGTGCTGCAAGCTGTTCAGATACGGCAACATTAGACTGTAGCCCCTGCTTTGCAGCAGCAACACCAATCTCAGCTGCAGATACCTGACGCTGAATCTTCTGGAACTGCTGTGATGGGTCAAGGACATATGCTACTAAGTCGCCACGGCCAATGCCGTAGTAGTCTGTGAGCTGTGATAGGACAGCTGGGTCAGCATTCTGTACACGCTGAACAGCCGTAGTTACACGGTTAGAAAGTTCTGTTGCTGAAACATCGTTAGCAATAAACTGCTTTACATATGAGTCATTGTCAAATTGTGTAAGCCCATAAGTGCGAAGCACCTGACGGTATGAGTCTTCAACGTTGATGTATTCTGCTGGAGAGAGCACGGATAGATTCTTCTTAAGTCTATCTGAGTTAGCAGAGAAACGTACCTGATACTCTGGTGTCTCCATGAGGGCTAGGGTAATTGTTGCTTCTGTAGCGCCATCAATAGCTAAGTCTCTAATCTTATTTGCTAGACTGTCAAGACCATACTGCTTAAAGCGTGCCGTTACTGCAGTAATTGCTGACTGACGGTTTGCTTCCTTGGCTCGGGCGGCATCGGCTGCTACCTGCTGTTGTTGTCCAAGCAGTTGCTGCATGAGTGCATCGTTGGCCGATGGTACTTGTGTCTGAGTGTTTACTTTCTTAAGTGCAGCAAGGCGCGCTGCTTCTTCTGCGTCTGCCTTGGCTTTAACAGCCCTTGCTGCAGCATCGGCTTCGTATGCAGCTTGTGCATTTTGCTTCTGTTGCGCAGCATTTACCGCTGCTTGAATATCGGCTGGGTCTGCATACTTAAGAGCATCAATTGTACGCTGGTCTGCTCCAGCTTGCTGGAGGTAGTAAGCTGCGTTGGACGCTTCTTCTGCTTCTCTAAAACTACGTGCCATTATGCTAGTCCCCAATCTTTAAGAACCTTGAGGGACAAAGTGTCCATGGTATCACGTGCGTTGTTTGTGTATTCCCACTCAGTTGTGTTGCGTAGTTCCTTTTCGAACTGCCAGATTGGCTTAACATATGGCTTACCATCTGGGCCCACAGCTTGTAGAGCCTTGCGTAGATGTGGGTTATTCCATGAGACTGAGTCTGCATCCACTTCGAGGATGTTCGCAATAGAAGTTTTGTATGCTGAAGCTAAAGAATCAAGGCTTACACCCTTGTTAATCTGGTCAGCATATACTGGATATGCACTAGAAGAGTCAACACGAACCTTGTTCTTTAGGTCGTCAACGGTCATTAAGCCACTGAATACATCACGTGTCCACTTGTCGTATTGTGACGGGCTATATTCCATACCAAAAGAATTGGCATATATCTTGAGCGAGTCAGCTGTCTGCAGGGCGTCTCCGCCTAGTTGCTTGCTAGCTGGAACTTTAGCTACAGCCTTGATGTCGAGGACATTGTCTGACCATCCACCAAGGAATGCTTCTTCTAGGAATGCATCATCAATTTCACGAATACCTTCTTGCGATAAGCGCTTGCGCTGCTTAATCTTGTAGTCTTCAAGCTTCTGCTGGTAAACACCAGGCTTAGCAGACTTCTCAAGAGTACGTGAGCTTGTTGTATCTGATACATTCTTATAATATTCCGTCTTGTAATATTCAATCTCTGCCTGAGCATAGTCCTTAGAAGTCCACAATTCGTAGATACGTTGTAGTTCAGGATAAGCTTCAATCAGTGCGGCTGTTAGGCCAAACTTGTTTTGTGCTACTGCTTCTTCTTCATATCCAGCAGGTGCGCCACCAATGGTGACTGTAGGTTTCAATGCCATATTACTTACCTAGCTTTCCGATGAAGTTAGCAAACTCTAGGCTCTGTGCTTGCGCCAAATCTTCTTGAACTCCCGTGTCGCCAGATTCAATCTTGCTCTTAATCATCTCTTCTGCACCAGCCTGAGTAAAGCCAGGTGTTGATATAGCCTTAGCTTGACCCATAGGGGTTGTGGTTGTGCCCTTCTTAATGACTTCATCAATCTCTACACGACGAGCTGCAAGCTCATTAGAGTTAGGGTCACGCTTTAGTGTTGACTGGTATACCCCACGAATGAGTGAGTCAATAACCAATGGGTCCTGCAGTTGGACTCTAGTCTCTGGGCCCTTGTATGCTTCAGTGTCTAAGCCTGGAATGTAGTCTGACTGCAACTCACGGTATACTTCAGCGAATGATGTTGCTGTAGAAAGAATGCTACCATACGTTGTTTGGAGAGCAAGCTTTGCTTCCTGAACTCCTTGCACACGGCTGCCAAGTTTCTGAAGCATGCGACCAATCGCTGCCCACTCGGCCTTGTCGAATGAGGAGAGCAAGTCTACGCTTGGGCCAGTCCCTAGATTTGTATCAAGCTTAATGCCTCTAGATTCAAATGCTTTTAATACATTAGCTGTGAATTCATCTGTCGGTTGAGCAGGTTGATTGACCGTTGTCATGATAGGTGACTGTTGATTAGTCCCTGCACCAATACGGTTTGTATTACCAGTAGCCATTACTCTTGCCCTTCGTAGACAAAATCAAATTTATCGTTCTTAAAGTATCTATCGTGGAACTTGGCGAACTCGGTGTTCTGTGCACGCATAGCTGCGACTGTAGTGTTAACTTCATCGCGCAACCAACTAACCTTGCTAGCTTCAAGGGTTGTACCCATAGCCTCAAGGCGCTTTGTTACTTGATAACGATACTTCATGTAATCGAGGATTAGCTCCCACTTAGGTTGCTTAGATAGGTCTTTCCACATCTTGTCATTCTCGATAGCAATTGTAAGAGCAATAACAGTATCAGCCTGACGGCTTCCTGCTCCGCCTCGAGCCTGTGAGTCGTACTCAGTAAACCAGATTTGGTTATCTCTCTTCTGTGTTTGCACAAAAGCATCTACGTATTGATTAACAATAGCTTGCCCATACTTGCTGTTTGGGTCAATCGGTGTGGCAGCATTCTTAAGAGAATCAGCTACAATCTCTTGTACCTTAAAGAAGTCATTCCAGCCCTTACTTACGAGAGAAGAACGACCCTGTGCAAATGCATCAGCAGTATCTACGAACTTCTTAGTAGTGCCAGGAATCTTAGTGCGTGTTAACCACGCCTGTGCAGATGAGGAGAATGCATAGTTGTCATCGTTGAAGATGGCACCTAGGGTAGTCAAGTCACCCTTATCACCGACACCAGCCACAATGTTCTTGATTGTATCCATGTTTCGCTTAGCAAGAGTGACTGCAGTCTTGTCCTTGCGCAGGCCCGACACTGGGTCAGTAAGTCCGTCAGCAAGCATAAAGTATTCTGGGTACTTTTCAGCAAACATCTCTGTTGCTTGGTCGCCATATACGTCTTGCATCTTGTAAAGTATGTCTGCATATCCAGATACGCCAGTGACTAAACGTCCCTGAACTGGCAATGTAAGGGAGCTGGCAAAGCGCAAGACGGCTGTATAGAATGCCTTCTTCTCTGCTTTAGTTGCTAGAGTTGTGTACTCTGCAGCAGTTGGCTTTCTGCCATCGTTATCTTTGATGAACTGAACCATATCGGTATCAACGAATAGCTTAACATCTTTGTTGAACTGCTGGTCATTGCCAAGAAATTCAATTCTGAAAACCTGAGCCATACGGCGTACAGTGTTTGGTGTAACAGCGTTCAACGAATTCTGCTGTACTCCAAATGGAAGAATCAAATCAGTGAATCTATTCTCAATGTTTGTCTGTCTTGAGAACTCGTTCACGCTTGCTGAAACGAATGGGTGTACGGAGATGATGTCTCCACCAGTTGGGTTGTCTGGGTTAAACCATGATGTTGGAATGCGAGTCTTTAAACCAAAGTATGGTAGGTCAACCTCAAAGAACTTGTTGCCGTTTGAGTCTTCTTGTACATCTGAAATCTGCTCTGGTAGTGCGGCAAACTTGAGCTTCTTAACTAAGAAGTCAGGGTGCTCAAGTGTAATACGACCATACGCACGGAACTGTTCTACTACCGCAGGGAAGAACGCTAGCAGATAGTTTGTCCACCCAGCGTAGTTCATATTACGGTGGAATGAGTTCATCTTTTCACGGTACTCACGGAGTGCAAACTCACGGGCACGCTGTTCAAAACGGCCCTTGTCTTTAGCTGTAAGTACGCGGTTCTGTGACTGTGCAGTCCATAGCTGTTGCTGTAGTTCCTGCTCATACTTAACTCTAAAGTATGGGTTAAATGCTAGTTTGGATGTTGGCATTGTTGAAGCCCATGCTACAATATCCTTGGTCTTATTACGCATATAAGTATACGCGTTGCTTGTTCCAAGGTTGTCGTCAACCAAATCACCGAATACTGGAGGACGTTGGTTTACATCTGGATAAAGTTTTTTGAGCTCGAGTACGGATACTTTATCTTCAATAATCATTTTCTTTAACTGAGCAGTCGGAGCATACATATCTACAACAGCTTTAACTCTGTCATAAATTTCAATAGCATCGCTGCGCTTAGCAGCAAATCGGTCCATATAACTGAATCCTTCGTTGCTCTTTAAGAATGCAACAATGGTTGCATCGCTGCGTCCCTCAAGGACCATGCGAGCTACTGGGTCAAAGCGTATCTTATCATTAAGGATTTGCTCCCATGATTGAAGGTGAATACCCTCATCTGTTGGCAGAATAGCGCGTGAACCTGTACGGCCACGACGGGTATTCTCAATAGCAAGTTCCTTGATTGACTCCATAGCGCGACGAATGTCATCCTTCTGGGTAATCTTAGACATAAAGAGCTGACCAAAACGTCCTGCTCCTGCAGCTTCAAACACTTCACCGTCAAGTTCTATTGTCTGCTTGGAAATCTTATTTGGCTTAATTCCCTGTACAACAGCATTCTCGCGTAGACGGAGACTTTTAATGTTAGCTTCGATTGTACGATAGTGCTGAATATCAATAACCAAAGCAGTTTTAATATTCTTTGGTGGATTCAATGGGTCGTAACCTGCAGACTTAAGTTGCTTACCAAGAGTATCTAGGACAACCTGTCGAGAGTTAATCTCTTCACGGAGGTATCCAATATTTTTATTCTTGTCAAGCTTGGACATACTCCAGCGATTGACACGTGATACAGTGTTACTACTGTTTGTAATTGCGTTAATTGCATCTTCGCCAAGCTTAGACCAAACATCAAATAGTACGCCATCACCCCATGCACGGATATGTGCATCCTTGATAACGTTGATTGGATAGCCACTTCGCATAAGTGTACCAGTACGCCACAAGCCGTTAAGCTCGTCAGCCATAAGTCTTGCTGCATCCTTGGTTTTCATGTCCATTGATGCTGCTTTGCCATTTCGCTTTGCGAATTCAGCAAGTGCTTTATCTGCCATTGTCCAGTCTGGAAGCATGCTTCCGTTGGCCAATTGAGTGATAAGTTGTGGGTCGCTAATCAAAGTCATTGGGTCCTGAGGGTCGTTCATGTAACCCTCTTTAAAGTTGCTTGACTTACGAGCTTCACCCTGAAGTAAGCGGTGGTTTGTAATATAAGATTCAATAGCATCGTCAATAATCATCGGAGCAATATTGTGCTTACGTCCAAGAAGTTTGAAACCAGTTGCTGCATACTCTTCAAGAATAAGATTCTTTTCAGATTCAGTGCGTGCAGTTGTCCATTTATCGAAGACTCTAACATTGTTATCTGCTACAGAAGCACCAACCTTTTCAGCCTCACGAAGGCTGGCTGCAATGCGGGTGTTAGCAATAACTGGTTCATTATAGTTAATTACGCCATTAGGCGCATCGTTTGTAATTCTATCTACACCACGAATAAATGGTGATAACGGATTCTTCTGGTATGCCCACTGATATGCTCTACCAATTCCAGTTTCTGGAACAAAGTCAGCTGTACCAGCAACGGAACGAGATGCTGTTTCCTTGGCAAAGTCATTGCGAATACGCTCAACATATGCCCAACGAGATACAGTTCTATTCTTCATGGCACCGTCTAGTTGAAGTGCATCATCTAACCACTGTGTCTCTTTACGGAGAGCTTCAGCTTCAGCCTTAATCATATCAAGGTTATTTGTGAATCGCTTAGATAGTGGGATTAAGTTTCCTTTATACTGGAAATTAATAATGCCACCCTTGCTGATTGTCTGGATAGCGTCTTCATATCGTGACATTTCAGCGAATGTTGCTGCGTGCTTCTTAGCTAGTTCCTCTACAGCAGGGAGATATCCTCGACCTACCATAAGCAAGTTGCCAATTTCTTCAAAGCTTTTACCTGCGAATAGGTGTGCAGATACCTGCCCTACTTCGCTATCGAAGTCTTTACGTGCCCCAATTTCGTAGCCTTTACCGCTCTGAAAGAACTCAAAGACTGGCTTGTATGGTGTATCTTCACCATTCATAGTACGTTTAATTAAGTCTACATCTTCTTCAAGACGCTTACCTACGCGTTGTGCTTCTTTCTCGCCAAAGACTTTCTTCTGAAAACCTGTCATAGGTTCAGTAATTGGTCGAACTAGTGCGCTACGGATACCTCCAGAAGTAATTGCACCAATACCTTTACTTGTATTTCCCATTGTTTTGAAACCTGGGATTTGTGCAATAACATTACGAGTCAAATCACGGCCAATGTTATATCTAACCTGACCCGCTTCACTGCCAGCAAGTTTAGCTGATGCACTAAGAGACTTGCTAATTGATGCACCAAATTCAGTCTCAGCAACATCACGTTGTGCTTTACCAATAAGCCCTGCGCCCAGGGTTGCTCCTGCGAATGCACCCACTGGACCGCCTACTGCGAATCCAGCCGCGCCGCCTAATACCCCACCAGCAATCATTGTTAGGCCCGTAAGTAGGCCCATGCCTGTGTTCTTTTCGCTTACATCACGAATAAATGCGTAGTTAGAGCGAAGATTCTTAGCTCCAGCTTGGAGCATGGCAGTACCGCCACCATTTGTAACCTTGTCAATTCCCATAATACCAGCACCAGCAACGGTTCCACCGATTGCTCCTACTGCACCACCTACTGGACCACCGACAATAAGGCCAAGAGTTCCAGCAGTAACGCCAGTTGTAAGAATAGGACTAAAGCCAGCTACTTCCATACCAGCTTTGCGAACTGTTTCTACTGTATCGTTCCAGTGCCCTGGATTATCTGGTAGCTTGTTAGCAATTTCAAGTGATGTGCCAAAGCCAATGCGTCCGCCAGTTATTTCTGGAGGTAAAGCCTTACCACCACCGAGGCCAAATTGAATTCCAGCTATTTTGTCAAATACATTTTGACCCATCAGATGAGAGTCCTTAAGTAATTGACATACTCTTTAGTTGACTGTGGTGTATCAGGCTGATTAGCCCATACTTCCATAAGTGGAAAAAAGTTACGAAGAGATTCCATGTCAGGTGCAACATCCTGCTGTGCAGGTGTACCAATCATGTTACGAGTTTCTGGTGTAGAACCAAACATAACACTCTGATTAGGTAGTTCTGATTCAGCTGTGATACTAGTCAATTCAGGTAGCTGTGGAGCTGCTGTAGAAGGAGCCGTTGCATTAACTTGATTCACTGCAGCGTTACCAGCTACGCGTGATTCATTAAGTTTTTTATTCTCGCTATAAGCAAAGCCTGTGTACTGTCCAGATTGTCCAGCTCCGCCTGTTGCGGAAACATTTGCTGGATTATTCTGTGGAGCGGTTGGTCGCATACCACCTCTATTTTCAGCCATGTTTCCTCCTACTTAGTAAATTGTATTTTAGTAATAATTGGGCCACTTGTATAAATGTCCCACTCTGTTGCAATCTCAATTGCCTTGCGTACTAGCCTTTCAGCTTGCGATGCATCTTGTACATCATCAATACCAAGTGCTGCCATAGCCCCAAGAGCAATCGGGCTGCCAGAGCCAGCGTAGTAGATACCACGTATATCACGGTCCCAAGAGTAATCCTCAAAAATAGGATAAACAACTCCACGAATACTGACAAGAAATTGCGAATCGTGCGAAGCAGCATCGCCGTCCTCTTTCATGTCATACCCTGCATCGATGAATGCTTGACGCATTTGCGGGATAAACTTCTGTGTCATAAATATATCTAGGTTCTCAGCTGCTGTAGGCTTTGGGGCCTTCCAACCAAACTGTAATATGTTTGAACCTCTACCTGCACCAGAGCCAGCGATTAATGCTCCGTTGTTTTCAACAATCTTATGTGTTGCCATCTCCATTGGACGGCCTTCTTCGTCGGAACTGCGAGAATCGCAGCCCATTACGACCCAACCTTTGCCTTGAATAGCAGCTAATGTAGTCATTGTCCCCGCCTCTGCTATCTACGACGTATTGTACGAACGCTTGCTGACGGTGTTCCGCCACCAGAAATTCCTGATAGTAGGCTCATCACATCAGGCGGTGCCTGTTCTGGAGCCATTGGGGAAGCGCCTCCTGCTGGAACGCCTTCAGGAGCAGGGGACGGTTGCTCAACCGATTGTGGAGCCCCAGCAGGAGGAACTGGTTGCTGCTGTGGGGCGAAGATGTCAGCAATGACGTCTTCTAGTGCCTGTCCCTTTTGGCGTGCCTTAATCACAGCGGCAATTTGTCGCACTACTTCAGAAGCGTCCTGGCCTTGCATAGCCATCTGTGGTATCGCTTGAGAGAGTGCAGTGATAGAACCAAGAAGTGAATCTCTCATCTTCTCGATTTCAATTTTTTCTAGTTCCTGAGTTACGTTGACAGTGAATGGGAGTTCACGCATCGCCATATCCTTAGAGATAAGCCCTCCGCCAAGAGCTTGCAACATAAAGATAAGACCCTGTGCTGGGTTAAGACCAGCGAGCATTCCGTAACGTACATCAGCTGAGTAGTCAGCCTTGATATCCTTGGAAGGCTTGTACGTAATTTCGTACGGGCTACCAGAATCAACACCACGAATGGTCTTCTCATCTGGGAAAATCATTTCATCAACTTCAAAACACAAGCTGATTACATCACGAAGTGCTGCAGCAAAGATTGCTTGTGCTGATTTAACCTGTGTATCGAAGGCTCCCATAAGAGCCTGTACACCTTGGCCTGTAACAACAGACGCGTTGACGTTACCAGTACGTCCCTCAGGGTAACGAGTGCCAACGCGAAGTTCTTGGTTGAGTAATGTCTGCTCAGTAAATGCGCCTTGTGGTAGATTCAAATCTACACGGCGTACACCTGCTGGGTTTGATGTGCGGATAACCGCATCTCCACCAAGCTGAAGTTCCTGTACATCCTGTGGGAGTACAATAGGAGCCTGTACAGATTTCTCTGCAGCTTCCATTGCAAGCAACGCAAAGCGGTTGCGTAGTAGTTGGATGCCAAGTACATCGTCAAATTGTCCACGAAGTTCACCATCAATAGATGGCTTACGTGCAACAACAATCATCATCTTGCCTAGTGGGTTCTTTGCTTGTGAAAGAACTAGGTTATCCTTTGCAGGAATATAGATGACCGACTGGTCCTTGTCGTAATAACGAATCAGTTCAACCTGAGCGTTTAGGTCCTGCTTGTAACCCATAGGTCCAAGGAGTTGTGTATCATACTCAGGGAATGTAGAGCAAAGCTCCCCGAGTGTCATTGTATATCGTTTAGCGAAAGCTACGCAACGTCCATAGCGGTCAAATTCTGGGTAAGCCCCAATTGGGTTTTCTATGCGGATACGTGGTAGTTTCGATTCCTCGTCCAATTCAACAACGAATGGGAGGAAACCATATGTGATGTACCAGTCAGCGCCTGAGTACATCTGTACTGATAGGTCTGAGTTCTGGAAGTAGTTAGCAGCAATACGAGTGCGCTTATCAGCAAACTGACGGGCTCTATCGGATGTCTGATTAGCAGCTGAGCAGTTAACCGCTGGAAGCGGGGCCATAACTTCTGATAGGTCGCGTGCGACAATATCAACAAAGTTGGCAACTACGTTTGCATCTACACCATTTGGAAAGAAGTCAGGATAGACTTCAGAAATCTTGCCTTTGCGTACAGCAAGAACATCAAGGTTACGTGCATCACGCTCATGGTTGCGATAGCGCAGCGATTGAACGCGGGCTGCAACCTGTTCCATATTTAATGTCATCGTGTATTACGTCCTTGGTTTCTAATGCGTTCCATTTCACGTGCTTTATCTTGTGTCATTCTACGTGCAACGGCTTTAGGGTCTGGCTTGGATGCTCCAATTGCCCCTCTTGCTTTAGCAAGTCCTTCTTCAGTAATCTGTGCCTGAGTTCTAGCTGGCGCTGCTGTGCCTTCTCTGTAAACCTTTGATACAGTGCTAGCATTCTTAATACCGCCAGCAGTACGTGTTGCTAGCTGTGCAGCTCTTGCTAATCTTGCTGCTGCAACGATTGCTGCAATTGGTAATACCATTTAGAATCCTATCCGTATGTTTGTGCCCATTGCTCTGCAAAGGCTTCGTCTAAATTGATTGAACCGCGGGAGCCCATCTGAGCTCTTGTTGCCCATCGGTTTGATTGATACTGACCGACTCTTGATGTGTTCTGCATTAACTCGCGTATGCGAATGATTGCAAACCAGAGAGCCATCACAGTATCTGTGGGGTTCTTTGTGTCAGGCTTCCAAGTAATCAGTTGCTGTACGAGAGTCTTGATTCCCTCAGAGCCTTCATTGCTTGGTATCTCCATGATGTTGTTGTCTTGGAAACGCCCATCACGGGTGTTGCCAAAGAGCATAGCCATAGAGGCTACACCGAAAGATGTGTCCCACTTGTTCTTACCAGTAAAGTGTGAATTCAACTGGCAGCCATAAGAGGCTAAAAAGTTTCTTAGATTCTCATCCAGGGCGTAAGCCTTCTGGTGAGCATTGATTTCAATACGCAGTTCCTGAGGACGGTACTTCTCAACCCAGTCTTCGATTAGATGTTGAATCTTATCTGGTGAAGGCTCAGTCATATTGACGCAGTCAAGAATATAAATCTTGCCATCAGCCTTGTTGTAAGTTGCCATCACAGCACCTGTTGCTCCCTGCATAGCAGGGTCAAGGCCCATAACAGTGTATGTACCTTCAGCGTGCTTAGGGTGTCCAGGTACTCCAGGCTTTAACGGGCCACGCTTTCGCATTCCGTTGATGCTTCCTGCAACGCAGGTTGGAGAAAAAATTGAGTCTTCGGTAACGTCTTCTTGCTGGTAGACCATAGCCCATACAGCGGCAGAGACCTGAGAGCGACGCTTAGAGAGCGAGGGTCCATCCCACTTGGGGAAGTTCCCATTGGGTAGCGCGTCATCTTTTGCATTCTCCTGTTGGTCAGATTCTGGCCATAGTGTTTTCCACTTGTCAGGATTCTCGTCAAATTCTAAAACTGCTGGCATGGCACAATATGTGAAAGGTGCTACACCACCAGACCACTGACCTGGGTCGCGGAGCATCTTATAGAGGTCCACGGGCGCGACACGGGTTCCTACAATAATTAGTTTTCCGTGCCGCCCCAGGCGTGTGATAACTTCCTTTTGGAGCCACTCGAGTTGTTTTTCCCACTCATGGGCATTAGCTCCCATCACGGCGTCATCAACGATAATCAAGTCAGCGCGAGCACCGTAAATCTGTGAGCCCATACCAAGGGCTTGTACGGTTGGGTCCTTCTCGCCTGAGTCACGTCCCGTACCTAGGTAAATCATATCAGCAGACCATTGTGTTGCATCGGCCTTGTATCCGCCGTTAGGACCGAAGGCCGTCTGCAACTTAATATATGCTGGGTGTGAAAGTCTTGTCTTAATCGCCCCAAGGAACTTGCGGGCCATACCTTGCGTCTTAGAAACGATAATGACTCGCATGTTGGGGTTAGTCACGATTTTGTATGTGACATAGTTTGTTGTCAGGGTAGTCGATTTGGCGTGCTCGGGTGGCACGTTAATCAGGACTCTGTCGGGCTCCCCTGGCTCGTATGTCATACCAGCTGGTAGCCATTCGGGCTCGCGGCCCTCAACCATATCAATCCAGTCGAGCTGGTGACGGAAGAGCTTGCTATCGAGGAACTGCTCACAGAAGGAGACGAAGTCGATATCCTTGAGTTCAGCTAAATCAGTCTTGACGCCTTTACCCTCTAGGCGGGCCTTGTCGGCTCGCTCCTTGAAGGATGCATCTGAGGCGCACCACTGACGGAAAGTCACGTCATTGCGGCCTACAGTACCCATAGCGGTGATTACAGTCGCGCCCTGGGCTAACGCCATCAGTACACGCTCCTGGGCCTCGCCCTTAGGAATGTCTTGCTTTCCTGGCTTTCTACCCATCAGTTAATCCCCTTGTTAATCGCTCTTATAACGGTCCCTGTATAGCGATATAACTCTCCCATTATATATAATTATATATATAATATATAGGAGTCGCGGAGTCTTAACGGAGCGACTCCGTATGTAATACTTTACATAATAGATAACCTGTTCAAAGTGCTAAAACGAACACATTCTGACAAAGTATTTTTAAAAGGCCTGGTCAGGCCTATATATTGCCCCCTATATAATATAACAGAAATT